TGATAAACATTGAAAAACTTATTTTAAATCCGTGTGTATACATTGGTATTGTATTAATGGCAGGTGTAATTGGATTTGGTGTGGCATTTTTGATTGGAATGATATGAAAATTTATATTGGTTCTTATTGGGTAGATTTTCCAATGTCTGAATACGGTGGTATGTGGGCGGTCGTTGCTAAAGATGAAGAAGATTTGTTTGAGGTTCTAAAAGAATCACAATCTGGTTTCTTTGGTGATGAATTGGATGATGATATTCGACAGTCAATCAAAGATGCCAAGTCCTACAGGTTAGATTCAGGTACAGGACCTGATTACTGCACGCCTCATGTGGTAAAATTCTTTTATACCTAAAAAAGTGCTTGCCAATAATGTGGTATTCATTTATAATATCGGTGTAGCTGATAAATTATCTATTTTTATCCGATACCAGATAATTATTCGGATTGAATAAAGGTTAATAAATGCTGAGTAAAATACTTGATAAAGAAGAAAAAAGAAAAACCATCATACACTATGTGGTAATTGTGTTGATGGTATTGTTGTTATTGAATCACTTGGTATATGGTTAATGTTTATATTTGATGTTGAAACACTTGGTAAAAGATCCAATTCGGTAATTCTATCGATGGCTGCTATCTATTTTGATCCTGATGCCAAACCATCACCACAGCAATTGCGTGAAGATGCTTTCTTTGCCAAGTTTAATGTTGTTGAGCAGATGAAAGAATATCGCCGTGAAGCAAATCAATCAACTATGGATTGGTGGAATAAACAATGCCATAATGTCCGAGTTGCATCATTCTTACCAAACAAGGTAGATTGTTCCTTTATAGATGGATACGAATCCATGCGTAAATGGGCTGAATCAAAGAATGATACCAAGTGTTGGGTATGGGCTCGAGGTAATCTTGACCAGTTGGTGATGGATGACATTGAAGAACAGTTGGAATTGAAACCAATATGGCCATATGCCAGATGGCGTGATGTAAGAACTGCTATTGATTTTCTATACAATACAACCAATGGTTATACTGATGTAGATTATCCAGGTTTCAATTCAAAGAATGATATCACTAAGCATAATCCAATTGATGATTGTGTATTGGATGCAATGATGATGATGTATGGTATTAGGAATGAGAACTAATGTGTTACTTGCCAACCACTCTCGGTTATGTTATAATTACCATACAGATTGAAAGGATTTTGTTATGATGCCAGCTGGCAAATACTATGTCGGTGACTTATGTTATGTAATGACCGATGAAGAATGGAAAGAAATGTGTGGTTTACTATTTGAAGGTAGGAATGACCACGGTGTAAATTCAGGTGAATTCACATTCAATGATGGTCGCCGATTTGCATCATATCATACCAAATATGGTGATGGTCGTTATGATTCAAATATGAACACACAACATTGTGTTGATTCTGGTAATATCGGTTGTATTGCAATTGATGATATCAAAATGGAAGATTGTGGTGATTTGAATGAGTTTGGCGCCATTGTGGATTTTCCCGTTGATTTTGTCACAGACGAAGATGATGGCCAAATCCAGTTTGGTCGTATATTAATTGAAACAAGTGAATAAGGATATATTATGAGTTTAAACAAGAATCAGGTCGCTTTTGTTAAAGCAGCAGAGCGTTTGTATGGCATTGGTGCTGTGCTGAATCGTGATAACATTCAGCATGTTGCACGTGAAGAAGATATGTCCTTTCCATTTTGGTTTGTGACCAAGTCTGAATATCGTTCAGGTCGTGGCCAATACCAACTACCTGACATTGGCACCAAGCCAATAGTTAAACAAGATGAGCCTGAATTAGAAATGGCCTTATCTGCACAAGTGCTGGCCTTCAAGCAACCAAAGTTGATTGATGATTCAGATGTTTCAATCCCTACAAAATATCCTGATTATGTACCATTTGGCTTTTTTAAAGACCTTAGCAATATTATTAAGTCTACTCAATTTTATCCTGTTTTTATCACAGGTTTATCTGGTAACGGGAAAACCCTCATGGTTGAGCAAGTCTGTGCTGAACTTAAACGGGAGTGTATCCGTGTCAATGTGTCTATCGAAACGGACGAAACTGACTTACTTGGCGGTCCTACTCTTGTCAATGGTAATGTGGTTAATCGTGATGGTCCTGTTATTACTGCAATGAAGCGTGGTGCCGTTCTATTGATTGACGAAGTTGACCGTGGTTCAAACAAACTAATGTGTTTACAAGGTATCTTAGAAGGCAAACCATATTTCAATAAGAAGAATGGCGAGTTGGTTCATCCAAAGAATGGCTTCAATGTGGTTGCAACTGCAAACACTAAAGGCAAAGGTTCAGAAGAAGGTCGTTATCTATCACAAATCCTTGATGATGCTTTTTTAGAACGATTCCCTATCACCGTTGAACAGGAATATCCTGATGCCAAAACAGAGAAAAAGATTCTTACACCATTGATTGCCGATGCTGAGTTTGTTGAGAACCTATGCCAATGGGCTGATGTGGTTCGTAAATCATTTGAACAAGGTGCTGTTGATGAGATTATCTCTACTCGCCGATTGGTTCACATTGCACAGGCATTCAAACTCTTTGGTGACAAAATGAAAGCAATTGAGCTTTGTGTGTCTCGCTTTGATACTGAGACCAAGACAGCATTCTTGGATTTGTATTCTAAAGTGGATGGTAAAGTGGAAGCACCACAACAAGCACCAGCAACAACGGATGACCCGTTCTAAAATCCTACACAGGTATGGTTGCCAACATGCCATATTTGTGTTATAATCCATATGTTGGTATCTTATTATTAAATTTTGAAAGGACATTATATGTCAAACACAGTTCGTAAAGGCAAACCAAATCGCCATGAGAAAATCACAGTAACCTTGCTTTCAGGCAAACCAGTATCTCCAGATGAAATCAAATCTGTATTCGCTGGCACAGACCAAGAATCGGTTCTGTATCGCCTCTCAACAAACATTTACAATATCCGTAAAGACGGTGGCATTGTGAAAGTTCTCAAAGAAGGTCGTAAGGTCAAAGCATATCAATTGGTTAACCACACCGAGTTTGATGCTAATGGTCGTTATGTTGGTAAGACTGTTTCTACCGAGAAAACAATCGTTTCACCTACAGAAACAACCGAAATCGTGAATGCATAATGAATGATTTTGACCGTGACAACCTTGAATTCTTCCTTCATGGAGATGAAAAAGAGTTTTCGGAATGGATGGAACAGGCATCATCTGAAGATTTGGATTATGCATTGAAATTAATTCGTATTGCAAAAGCAGAGGTGCTTCAGCAACACTATGAATTTATTGATACTGTTCCATTCCTAGACGATGCCAAAAAACTTTTGAAACAATTTACCAAAAGGTAATTATATTATGAAATCCGTGTATTTAATTGTGCCATTACTACTGTTAACAGGTTGTGCTGGCATGGCCAAGATTCCATCTGTTATTGTATTGCCTGGTGGTGATAAGGTAAAACAAATGGACAGAACTGAGGTAATCATGGCAGCCCGTGAGTGTGTGAATGCTCGTATGAAACCAATCATTCAAAGAGTTCCACAACCAACGGATCACGGTACTATCATTGTGCCAGTTGCTGTGCAATGTGATGTTTATGAACCAACTTTAAAGTAAGGATAATTATGTCTCCCGCAATGTCTGCTCTCTCGAGCGTAGGTATTACACATTCAATGTTGTTACTAGGTATTCTGTTCGTTGTCGTAGCAGTTATACTCGGTATGTATTGGCATATTATTGTTCCTGGTGCCGTGATGCTAACTGTTGCATTTCTTTTCATAGAGACTTCTACTGTTGCTAAGGTAGAAGAACCTACCAAGATTGAGGTAACTAAGGTTGATCCTATAGATGAAGATAAGATGGCATTTATGGAAGATTGTGTGGTGGTTGCTGACTACCCCAAAGCGAAGTGTGAGAAGCTATGGGCTGAACGCCTAGCAGCAGAAAAAGAATTGGCTGATGAACCAAAACTGGTAGACGTTAGTCATAGGCAAAATCGCCGTGTAAAATATCATTGATAAGTTATAAAGGAACATTATGATGTTAAAGTTATATCGTGGATTGGTTGATATCTTTATCAAGCAATCGTTAGTTCAGGAACAAGAATTTGT